AAGCAACAAAACTACAGCTCACATTGCTCAAACCTTTAAAGGTACTTGTAACAGAAGGAGGCCCAGAATAACGCCACTTTAACCCTTTTTCTGTTAATCCTGTTCCATCTGCTCTTGCAATTTCTTTAGTTAAAAAATTACCTGAATCAGGGTCAACAATTCCTGCTGTTCCATTAGCTGAACTGAATCTCACATAATCCCAATCAGAATTAACATCATCGTAATTTGATAAAATAAGCCCAACCTGACTATCTGTAATATTTGAAAAGCCAAGGCTCAAGGTTGCATTAACTCTTTTATTTCCATAACGGATATGAGTTTTAGTACCATCTAGTGATTCAAAATCTGTACTTGGATACCTACCAGGAGTAAAACTTCTGGAAGTTGGTTTGATGCTTGGAAAATCTTTTGCAGTTGCCATTAATCCTCTAGTTCAAAAACTTTGTTACCGATACTTGAGTCGCCAGACCAATTCTGTAACATCGCCAGTTTACCGTCACTTGTTAATTCTGCGTATGAACCAGTTAACTCCACAAGGCCGTCCTCTCCAAAAGTAATACTTTCTACTTTGTAGCACTGATCAGATGCTTCTAATTCTTTGATTGTAAATAACGCTCCTCTGTATTGAGAAGATAATGGACTTGAAAAATTCTCTGTAGCTTCTGTTACTGGCATTATTTCGCCAGCTACTATTGTTGACGGATTCCAATAATAAAAAGTTTTGCTTCCGCTAATGGTGTCTTTACTTACAACAGTTCCATCTTCAAGAATCGCACCGTTATTAAATCGTTGAACGTGTTGTGTTGTTGAAAATACTCTAATATAATCCCCAGGTCTAACTCCATTGATATAATGAGGAGCTGTCTTAAAACTTACTGTGTGATCTAAATGTTTTCGTAAAGCTAAGGTATACCGAGCAAACCATAAAGCAGAAATACGATTAGTACAGAAACCACTCAAATCAAAAGTTTCTAATGGATCATCTATATGGTCTGTTCCAGCCAAACGAATAATAGTAGATTTTATTTCAGGAAATCCGTTCTCTTTTTCTTCACGATAAAGAACATTTGCTTTGAAAGCTTGCCTGTCTTCTGGAGACAAGAAAGAAACACTTAAATCACTTATATTTCCATCAGTAAACATTGCTTTAATTTTTGGCTTGCCTTCAAGATTGACAGTGAAATCACTGTTATATGGAACAGCAGGGAATAGACTAAATTTCCCTCCAACAATCGTAAAATCTAATAAACAATAAAGAGCTTGTTGATAAATAAATTCTCTTAGGTTTACTCGATCTGCAATCATCCCGTCCCAGAAAAAACCATTTGCCTGACAGAATCTTGCTGCGATTTCCATGTTGTCTTTGTCAACAGAAGACTCACTAATAACAGCTCCAGCTCCTAGCGTTTTATCTGTTAACAAGGCATAAGCAATTTCAGGAAACAAACTTGTTGCTTTTTGAGTTCCATCTATCAAACTTTTAACCTTTACTCCTTCCTTAAAGTAAGCGGAAAATTGACTGAAGTTTGTCCATTCTTTTGAGCTATTAATCCTTAATCCTGCGTAAGCTAAATCTTCATAAGAAGCAACTGCACTGGCATAACTATCACCTGTTTTAACTATTTCATTACAATATGTTATTTGATGTTCTGGTCCGTCTAAATGACTTCCTTTATCTCCTTCGTATTGCCACATATCAGCAGCAGCATCGTAAAGGTTTAATTTGTGAAGAATATCATCGCTATATTCTTCTCCCGTAGTATTGACTTTTACTTTAAAGTTAATATTTTGATCTAAATTTAAAGAGCTTATTGCATTGTTATTTCTGTGTATAAACACATCATCATTATTTTCGTATGCGTTATTGCCTACATCATGTAAAGACCATTCAGCATAGAATTTATCTCCACTCTTATACACTTCTAAGTTAACTTCCATAGCTGACCCCGCCCCACCGTCAAGCATTACAACACCCTTAAATGATGGCGGTACAGTTATATCTTCTTGCTCGTCTTTGTTAAGACTCCATAATTCTATTGGCCTAGCAGCAGTACTAGATGGATGTAATGTTTTAAAACTATTAGGAGTAAATTTACCTCCAGCTCCACTTGTTGTTATGTAGTGCCATTCGACCCTACTGTGATCATTTCCGTTATAAACAGTAGAAGTATTTTGACTATCTCGAGCAGCTTTTAACCACGTTCCTTGTCCATCATGGTACTGCTCTTGATTTTGCATTGGAGACAAATCAGCTCTATTTATATACAAGCTCCAAATAGTTGAACCTGCGGTAGGGCGATTTCTAAAAGCAACTATGGCTGTTCCATGCCCTGATACATAGTTACTTCCATAATGGGGGCTTACTATGTGATCAGTAAGTGGTCTTGGATTTTTAGTTACTCTTGCTACTGGTAAATTACTAATATCAGCACCAGGGTAATTTCCAAAACTAGTTCTATCAAAACCAGTAACCCTAATGGCTGATGCTTGTAATTTTATGCTACTAGGTTCTCCTAAATTCCATTCTCTATTACTTAAAACTTTTTCACTTAAATAATATTGAAGTTCCCCTGCAAATTTAACAGAATAATCTTTTCCATTAACCCTACATATAAATTGTGCGATATCAGTTTCTTCTCTTACTCCGTTTGCATTTAAGACCATTACATAAACATTATTGTACTTTTGCCCTGCTTCAAATCTTTGCACCTCTTTAACTACAGCAGCCCCCGGATGAGGGAAAAACCTATATTCATACTGATCAAAATCAGGTTGATCAATTCTTATATAGTTATATTGAAATTCTGGAGTATTACCCCGTACACAAAATAAACCAGTATGTGCTTCTGTATTTGATTCAGGTTTTAACCATGTCCAATCAGTTTCACCGCTTTTTCTTACTTGTAGTTTAAAGAAACTATACCTAGTAATATACTTGTTTATATTTCCAAGTTGTATACTAGATTTATCATCATAAACTTTATAAATTTCTTCCTCTGAAGGTTTACTATTAACATTCGCAAATTGAATCTGTTTAAATACTTTTGATTTAATACCTATTTCCGTAATGTGACATTTTCTATTATTAGATATAGTTCCTAATGTAACTTTTTGTAGAGTCAACTGCTGGTTTGCATTGTAAATATCTTGATAATTTTGCTCGTAATAAAACTTTCGTTGATCTCCTGAACGAACAGTAAAGAAATCTCCATTTTTATTCCAACGAGGATTACCTAAGTGAGTTGCTAATTCATTATTCGGTACAGCTTGAACCCTCCCAGCCTCTACAACCCTAAAGAAAAACGCTCTAATTTTAGTGCCATCCCAAGGTGCTCCAGTAATGGTTTGTCCATTCTCTTGCACATCAAAACAGGACACTAAAGCTGATCCAGCCATGTACTGTTCTCCTACTGCAATATACGAATCAGTGGCTTCCCTAACTGTTTTTGTAGCGGCATTAATATCTTCAAGTCCATGAGGATCCATCGTTAAATCTGGATCACTATTCTTCTGTTGATACGCAATTCCTGAATATGGAGTTCCCTGAGAATCTGTAGACCCAACAATTTGATAATGAATCTCTGTATCTTTTTGCACGTCAACCTCACCTCTTCTTTGAGAGGCTGATCCTCCTATAATATTCATAAATCCAGCTCCCATAGGCCACGCTCCAAGAAGTTTTCTTCTCTTCTTAAGTGCTATTCTTCCTGCTGGTCTTGAACTGTCGTCACTTATATCACTAGCTGTTCTAACTAACTCATAGGGTAACTTGTACGCTGTAGCGTTTGGCATTGGGCTGCTCAAACCAAAAGCTGCTTGTGTTGTAGGGTTTCTAGTTCCAGAAAAGTATCTTTGGCTGTCAATCTTAAAAATATTATTAGGAATAATGCCTCCCATTGGCAAGAAAGGAATATTTTCTCCTGAAGGACCATAGCCTTCATTCCCTGAATAAGTAATCTTATAAATTTTTTCTGAATGATAATTTTTTAATAACAAATCGCCAATTGCATAACCCTCTAGATCTGGTCTTCTAGCTATTTCACCTAAAGAAAACAAAGCAAGTATCTTTAGTTGCTGGTAGCTACCCAAGCTAACCATTTGCGACCAAAGAAGCTGTGAATTGACACGAATACCTCCATAAGTATCTGTAATGCCATTCACTGTAACCAACTGACGATTAGCAAAAATAAGAGGTACTAAATCTCCTAAGTTTGCTAAATCTTGAACACTATTAAAACTAAATTGCGGTGCAAACTTCTTAGTACCACCTACATCTGCTGTTCTTTGCTGTGTACCTTGCTTCATGCTTGGAGGCTTTGGTGCTAACAAAACACTTGCAGCAGTCAAAGCAACACCAACAGCAACTTGTCCAAGAAAAGTTAAACCAGCACCTTGCACATAAAAAGGTGCTAAAGCAGCAGGGCCAGCAACAAGATCAGGTACTAATCCATAAGCTTCTGGACGTTCTTTTATTTTTGCTGCTACACCTTCTAAAAATTGAAAATATTCTTCTTCTGTTATTCCGAGGGCATTACAGAGATCGGCTTCCGTTGGAAGTAGCACCCTGCGAGTAAAAGGGCTTCTAGCGGTGACCATCTCACCACCGACCTTCCTAATGTTTTTTGGTAACTCAGCCATCCTTCCTCGTAAAAAGCTGCCATGCCATAACCATCATCTGATTTGCATAAGCCAATTGTTCCTAGTTTAGGGGGTGATTCAACTCCCCACCTATTTAATTCTTCAAAAAAGATACTATAGTCTTTTCTTTTTAATCTTCTATACCAATCACGCTCTCCTTTTGGAACAGTAAAACCATAATGACCCAATACTGTACGAACCAAAGAAAGGCAATCTCCAGTGCCATGTTTTACAGGATCAGACCCTAAACGATACTCAAAACCTATTAACTCGTAAGGCTTCAAAGATTTTGCAATTGACCTGTTAATGGAAGATGAGAACACCTTGCTTTTGTCAAAGTTTGCTGCGGAGCGTTTGCCCCAACAGCATCAATAGCACTAGATAAAGTTAATTCAATCGACTGAGAATCATAACTCATTCCAGCAGCTAACCACAGTTCACCGCTTATTTTTCCTCCATTAGCAGCAGCCGTATCTTTATTAAAATCTGTTGTCATTAAAAATGTTTCTACTTCTATTAAATATTTATTATCCACAAATTCTTTTACATAATTCATGCTTAATGAGTTATTAGCAAGAACAAGAGAAGCTTCTA